TTGGTCTTATGAAATGTATTTAAAGGGAAAGCAAGACCCTGAGTGGGATAGTTTCCAATATACAACCTTACAAGGTGGAATGGTTACTCAAAAAGAACTAGATCAAGCTAGATTAGACTTAGATCAAAGAACATTTAGACAGGAATTTGAGGGTACATTTGAAAACTATGCTGGTGCTATCTATTATAATTTCCACCCTGTAGAATCTGTTATTAAAAAAGATATAGATTGGAATAAACCTTTTCATATTGGAATGGACTTTAACGTAGACCCAATGTCAGCTTGTGTAGCGCAAATTGAAAAAGAAAAGATTTATATAGTTGATGAAATAGTAATATATTCAAGCAATACTGATGAAATGTGCCAAGAAATAAAAGATAGATATGGTACTAAAGTTCCAATATTTATATATCCTGACCCAGCTAGTAGACAAAGAAAAACATCTGCTGGCGGTAGAACTGATTTATCTATTCTACAAAACTCAGGATTTAATGTTAAAGTTAAACATAGACACCCAGCCGTTAGAGATAGAATCAATGCTGTCAATTCAAAGCTTAAAGATTCAAAAGGCGTTAGACATATTTTTATTAGCAATACTTGTAAAACTTTGATAAAAGGTTTACAAAGACAAACATACAAGGAAGATACAAATATTCCTGATAAGGAAGATGGGTTTGACCATATGAACGATGCTTTAGGATATATGATAGACTTTATAAAACCTTTAGTAGTTCAAATGCCAAATCATAAACCAAGTAGATGGACAGTTAAATAATTATGGCTTATTCACGAGACGAAGTATTAGATATTCACAAAGACTATAAAGAAAATGTCAATTTATGGGAATACTACATTAGATCGTTTAATGGTGGCTATGATTATATGGTTGGTCAATATTTAAGCAGATATAATTTAGAATTAGATAATGAGTTCAATCAAAGACTTGCTAATACTCCTTGTGATAACCATTGTAAAAATATAATTCAAATCTATTCATCATTTTTATTTAGAGTCAAAGCTAGTAGAAACTTTGGATCAATGGCTGACGAGCCAACATTAGACCCTTTTTTAAAAGATGCTGATTTAGATGGGAATAGTTTTACTTCTGTTATGAGACAAGCACAAACTTATTCTTCAATCTATGGGCATTGTTTTTTAATTTTGGATAAACCAAAAGTTACTACAAACACTAGGGCAGAAGAATTAGAACAAGATATTAGACCCTATGTTTCAATAGTTACTCCTGAAAATGTTTTAGATTGGAATTTCAAAAGAGAAGTTAATGGAAAATACTATTTAGATTATCTGAAAGTACGAGAAGAAGTTGATAAAGATGGTGGAACATATATGAGAATGTGGTATCCAGAAAGAGTGGATACTATTTATGTTCCAAATGATAAAGCCGAGCCAACTTTACTAGATACTGCCGATAACCTGATTGGTAAAATTCCAGCAGTAATTTTATACAATGCCAAATCACATAAAAAGGGCATTGGCCAATCAGACTTAGGAGACATCGCTGATTTACAAAAAGCTATCTATAACGAGTATTCAGAAATAGAACAGCTTATCAGATTAACTAACCACCCATCGTTAGTTAAGACTCCATCGGTTAATGCATCTGCTGGTGCTGGCGCTGTTATTGAAATGCCAGAAGAAATGGAACCAAATTTAAAACCTTATTTACTACAACCATCAGGCCAGAACTTAACTGCATTGATGGACTCAATTAGACACAAAGTTGATGCTATAAATAGAATTGCACATACAGGTGCTGTAAGAACTACTAAACAACAAGTATCATCTGGAATAGCTTTACAAACAGAATTTGAAATGCTTAATGCTAGACTTTCAGAAAAAGCTGATAATTTACAAATAGCAGAAGAACAATTATTTAGATTATACGCTTTATTCCAAAATCAAACATTTGATGGCGAGATAAATTACCCAGATTCATTTAACATTAGAGATTACGCTTCTGATCTAGTTTATTATCAACAAGCTAAAGCGATGAATATTGGATCGCCAACATTTGCTAAAGAAGTTGATAAAGAAATTGCAAGAGCAGTAGTTGATGATGATGAAAAACTAAATGAGATATTTACAGAGATAGATCAGAAATCAGAAGTTGGCGAATTTACACAAGACGAAACCCGCCAACAAGATGAAGAAGTTGAAGAAGAAGAAATATAATAAACTATTTCTTCGACTTCTCTTTTCTAGTTACATGAATCTGCAAAGCATTATTTAAAGGAATTAACTCTACTTTTAAATAATGTTTGTTATCGTCCCAATCATCATATTTAGACCTTTCTAATTCCATAGCGTTTTGCATAGCAATCATAAGTCTTTCCATTTGTGGAGTCTTGGGATTCATTTGTGCTAAAACAGATTCCTTATTTTCATTTAACCATTTTTCCAAATGATTTTCTTCTTTATCTTTTGACATTTTATTTACCCCCTTTCTGATTATGTTTTTGTTTCCATAATATTAACCTTGTTTCAGTTTCTAATTCTTTAGCTTCTTTTTCTTGATCTGCTAATGAAACTAAAATACCAAGTTCTTTTGCTGTAGGAATATGAGCATTACATCTTTTAATATATTCTCTAATGTCATGTTCATAACAAGGTAACATCAAGATTGGTTTTTTTTGTTGCTCTCTCATTTTTTCTCCTCTTTTTTTTTTATAACCCATTATACCATATTCACTTTTTCACTTTTTTTAGTTTTGACCATTTCATTAAAAAGTAGACGATCCAAATTTTAGGGTGTTAGCTGGTTGGTGCGACACTAAAACATTTTTTGCGTTTTTTATGTTTTTTTGATAAGAGAAATAAATGGCTGATATAATCCAAAAATCTACTGAATATCGAATCAAGCAAATAGAACTTGCTGAAGCTAATTATTACAAAGAACTTACAAAAGCATTAGATAGAATTGAAAGACGAGTTATTGGTTTAGCTGATACTGATTTACCAAGACAAGAGGGAAAGCTAATAGAACTTCAAGCGGCTATTGCTATAAGACCAAAAATAAAAGCTATATTAGATCAAGAATATTTACCATTTGCAGATAGAGTTGTTAGAGAGGGATTTACTAAACAAGCAAAAAGAATTGAGAAAGCTTTTAAAAGAATTGGTAACATACCACCAGAATTTCAGGAACTTACTAAAGGAGATTTAGCTTTAGTACAAAGTTTAAAGCAACAATATTTCACTCAGTTTAAAGATGTATCAAATACATTTACAAGACGACTATCTGAACAAGTTTATCAAAATACATTAGTTGGAAATACATTTACTGAATTAGAAAAAGAATTAAGACAAAGTATAAATGGTATTTATGCTAGTTCAGATGATAAAGAAGCACAAAAATTAATTAATTATATCAATAACAATAAGTTTAAAAAATCAAAGAAAACAGAAGTAGATAAAGCTGTTCAATCTTTACAATCTAAATTTGCAAGAGATAGAGCTGGCGAAAATATGAAAAGATATGCTGGCCAAATATTAAATGATTCTTTAAGAGATTTCGATGCAACCTTAAATTTCAATAAAGCTAATGATGCTGGTTTAACTTATCTAAAATACTATGGCGATGTTATTGCTACTACTAGAGACCATTGTAGAAATTTAATTAATGGTGTATATGATAAGAGAAAAGGTGGACTTTTTACAGTTGATGAAGTCAAGAAGCTTTGGACTAGCAGAAGTTGGACAGGAAAAAAATCTGGTAATCCTTTAGTAGTTCGAGGTGGTTATAATTGTCGTCATCAATGGTCTTACGTCAATCCTGATTGGTATGACGAACAAGGCGAACTAATAATATAGGAGAAAAAATGTCAGAAGAAAATAAGGTTGTTGAACCTCAAAATCAACAAGCAGAGTCTACAACTGCACCTGAAACAGTAGAAGTAGAAAAAGCAAAAGAAGCGCTTTTTAATCAAGATCAAGTAAATAACATTGTTCAACAAAGATTAGATGCTGAAAAGAAAAAACAGCAAAGAATGTTTGAAGAAATGAAAAAGAAAGAAGAAGAAGCTTTGAAAGAAAAACAAATCCAAGAAGCTAAAACAAAAGCTGACCTTGAAAAACTTATGCAAGAAAGAATTGCAGAAAAGGATCAAGAAATTAATAAATTTAAAAACGAGATTAAAAAAGAAAGAGTTGATAATTCAATTCTATCTGTTGCATCACAAAATAATGCAGTATCTCCAAGTCAGGTTGTTTCATTGTTAAAAGATACTGTAAGACTTACAGATGATAATAGGGTAGAAATACTTGATAATAATTCTAATGTACGATATAACCCAAAAGGCGAACTTTTAACGATTGAAGAAAAAGTTAAAGAGTTTTTAGATAGTAACCCACATTTCCGAAAAGGGTCTCTGTCTGGTTCAGGAAGCCAGAGTGCTATCGAGGGTAAAACTGTAAAACCTTTCAACATTCAGGATTTAGATTTATCAAAACCAGAGGATCGAAATAAATACGCAGAATATCGTAAGAAGCGAGACTCAGGTGCGATAGAAATAAATTTAAACAATAAATAAATTTAAACGGAGATAAATAAAATGGCAAACGAAAGCACAAGTTCTACGCTATCGGAACTATACACAGAGATAGTGGCGGAAGCTCAATTCGTTGCACAAGAGCAATCTATTATGAGAAATCTTGTAAGAAACTATGCTATCACAGGCGGCGGTAAAGCGGTAGAAGTACCAATTTATGCGGCTGTATCTGCGGCGGCAGTTTCAGAAGCAACTGATCTTTCAAACACAGCTATTGATCCATCTTCAGTAACTATCACAGCTTCAGAAGTTGGTGTTATGACTACACTAACTGACTTAGCTAGAAATGCGGCACCAAGAAATGTTGCGGCTGACATTGGTAGATTATTTGGAGAAGCAATTGCTAAAAAACAAGACACAGATATGACAGCACTATTTGATGGTTTTTCAACAGCTATCGGAGACGGAACTGCGGCAATAACTGCGGCTAAAGTCTTTGCGGCGGCTTCAGACTTAAGGTCTGCGGCATTGAATATCAATGAATGTGCAGTAGTCTTACACCCTAAAATTGCTTACGACTTAAAAGCAAACTTAACTAATACATTTGCAAACTCAAACGCAAACGATTTAGCTAACGAAGCTTTAAGAAGTGGTTTTGTAGGAACATTAGCTGGTATGAGAATATTTGAAACTTCAAATATGTCTAATACGGGTAATGCTGGAGACTATAAAGGTGCGGCATTCCACAGAGATGCTTTAGCAATGGCAGAAATGCAAGGGCTAAAAATAGAAACTCAAAGAGATGCTTC